AGAAAGTTTGTATCCACGCCAAGCGTGTCTGCGGCCTCTGCTGCGGAGTCTGAAAAGTCTCCAAACGCTGAACCCATTTTCCACACGGCGGCACTGGCTGCGGCGGCTGCTGCCCCGATGGCCACTAATCCGCCAGCGGTGCGTTTGAGAACGGTCTGAAAGTTGTCGCCGATGGGTTTGATCTTGCCCCACGAGTCCATCACTTTGCGGGTTGCGTCTGCCTTGCGTTGGAGGGCGGCAAGCTCTTTTCCGAGGGTGACGGTATCCGCGCCGGAGGCTTTCATGGCCGCTCCGATCTCCTTCATGCGAGATTTTAGCTGCGACATCGAAGCGCCAAGAACCTTTGTGTTCCCGGTGACAGCGGCAAACGACGATTTCAACGAGCCAGCAACGGCGCCGCCGATCTCGATTGTCGCTTTGAATTTTTTCTCGGTCGCCATTTTATTTAGGAAGTTTACCGCACCAGTCCACAAGCTCCTCGGCGGTCATTGCGCTGATTTCTGCAAGGCTCCATCCTGTGTGGCTGGCCAGTGCGAGAGTGCCGCGCATGGCGTCCTCCCGCGTCAGCCTAAAAAACCTGAGAACGCCTTCTGGAGCTTCTTGTAATCGCCGAGGTCGAGGTCGCGGATTTCGGCAGGCGTGACCATGCAGAGGTTGGCAAAGGTCAGGATTTCCGTGTCTTTGTCGCTCCCGCCTTTGCTACCCTCCTCCGCTGCGAGGATATCGCCGACCTTTGGCCTACGAAGGGTAAGGCGTCGGCATTCCACGCTTTCGATTTTGATTGGGAAATCGAGTTCGATTTCGACGCTGGATTTTTTGTTGGCCATGTGTCGCCAGATTAGATTCCGATGGCGTTGCGCTGTGCCGCAAGGCGGTCCACTCCGTTCACGACGCGAATCATGTTCGGGATGTCGATGTCGTTGATAGTCTTTCCAGCCTGCGTGTATTTGTAGCTGCGGAGGTCCATCGTGAAAGAGATGGTCGATTTCTCGCCAGCTTTCCATGCGCCGGGTTCCATCGAGCGGATCGTTCCCGTCATGTAGACGACAACGGGCGTCACTGAACCATCAAGGCTTTCGAGAGCGCCACGAGCCACGAGTGGCACGGTCGTGCCTTGGCCTACGCCCCACAGGTTCAGAACATTTTCTTCATATCCTGAAAGCACGAAGGAGGCTTCCAGTTTTTCCTGGCCCATTTCGACGGCCACGGACGAATCCATGCCGCCAGCGCGGAAGTCTTCGACTTTGAGGCCGAGGTTGGGCAGTTGCAGTTCGTCGCAGACGCCTGCGTATCCGCGCCCATCGACATAGAGGTTAAAATTTTTGAGAAATTTTGATGCGGTTGCCATGGTAAGATTTTAGTTTAGGATTTCGCTGAGATATTCGTTGGTCAGCTCACCACGGAAAGTGATGTGCTCGGCTGGATACGGCGGCGTGAAGTCAAAGTTGAAAAAGACATTGCCGTCTTGAATGTTTGCAGGGGTGTTGAGGTCTGGATCGGGCCAGCATTTCCCGCCAAGGATCGCGCCTTGGTTTTTGAGGCTGGCGAGGTAGGCGTTGACGGACTCCGTGACATCCTCGAGGTAGGTCTTGCTGATGAGGCGATCGACTGCCCAGAGGTGGGCGCGTTGCAGTGAGTCGAAAATCAAATCCGCTGTGCGGCGCACATTGACGAATTGATATTTGGTGTCGGTTGCTCCGGTCTGGTTGCCCCAGAGGCGGAATCCACCGGAGCGGATGAATGTGGCTACGTTGCCGTAGTTGAGCACATTCGCCAGCGAGGATGTATCACCGAGGACGAAATCCACGCTTTTGTCGATCTTCTCAATACCGGCGATTTCGTTGTTTGATGGAGACCACCAGAAGCCGCGCTCGTTGTCGATGCGGGCCATGAGACCTGCGACATACGGAGCGGGGTCTTCGCCGCCGTTCACGGCTGGCCAGATTGCATACATGCGGTCGTTACCATTTGCTGTGACCCATGCGGATGCTTCGGTTGCGGTGTCGATTGCGGCAACGCTGGAAACGAGGCCAGCAATTGCAACAGCACGGAGAGCGGAGGCGACGGCTTTCACATCGTCAATCGTGGTCGTTTCGTAAGCTCCTTCGGCAACGATGAGGCGAGGCGTGACATTGAGTTCAGCCTGTGCTTTGCGGAGGGCGTGAACGCCTGTGAGAAGGCTTGCGCTTCCGGCGACATCTGTCATTGCGCTGACCCGCACTACCACTACAACCGCGCCGGTCTGCTTATAAATGGCCTCGATGGCTTTGCCGAGGAAGGTGCTTGCGCCGAGTTTGGTCGAGACTCCTGTGGGCGATGTCACAAGGACGGGCGTGTTCAGCGGGAAATCAGCGTGGGCTGTGCCTGTGCCGACGAGGCCGATGACGCTGGATGAAACGGTTTTAATTGGGCGTGGACCGCCTGTGATTTCTTGGACTTCGACTCCGTGTAAAAAAGTTGGCATGGATTGATGGTGTGGTTGCGGTTGCGGGTGAGAGTGTGGAAAATGAGCGTGTTGGTGTCTTCTGCGGGGACTTCCTTAGAATTTGATGCAGTAGAGGAGGGCGATGTTTTTGGGGCGGGTTTCGGATGCCGTGCGGGGGGGGCCGTTGACGGTATCTGTTACTGGATCACCTGTTGTTGAGTTATTCGCTTGAGCATCGCTTCCCTGCGCTGTTCCTGTCGGACCTGCAAAAGTCGAAGTTTGCTCTGCCCCATGTCGGTGTCCTTGAAAAGCATCCGCCTGTTTTGTTCCAAAAGCGCCGGATGCCGTCCCGTCTGTATTAGTTCCGCTACCGCGCACGAAGTATCCGCGCAGGTCGGGTAATGGCAATCGCTTGTTAGATGCAAAGTCCGCCGCTGCCGATAACCCACGAGTAGACGCCGCTCCAGTGCTGGTCTGAATTGGCAGAAGAGTGTTGCTCCAGTTTGCCCAAAGCACGCCAAAAAGATCGGAGTAATTTGGATTTCCAAAATTTGCACCACTGGCTGCGCTCCCAATAGTTTGACCGTTGGCGGCAAGCCAACCGCTGGGCGCTGTCGTCATCGCAAATGGCATGACCGCACCGGGCGGGACAAATAGAGCTGCGGCACTGGCGAGTCCGGCGGGTGTGACGGCGCGTAGTGCGTCAGTTCCTGTTTGCGTCTCGGCGCTTGTTGCGAGTTCAACGATTCCAGCCCGTGCGTCTGTAGCTGTGCGTGCTGCGAGTCCCGCTGGCGTTACCGCTTTGTTTGCGTCAGTTCCTGTTTGCGTCTCGGCGCTTGTTGCAAGTGCAACGATGCCTGCTCGTGCGGTTGTTGCCGTGCGGCTCGCAAGACCGGCAGGAGTGACAGCGCGTAGTGCGTCAGTTCCTGTTTGCGTCTCGGCGCTTGTTGCAATCTCAATAATCCCAGACTCCGTTTCCGACGCAAAATCTGCCTTTTGCACATAATGGTTGCGTAGATTTTTTGGAGTTATTGATTTTGTGTCGTTTGTTCCTGCAAAAACTTCGTCGCTGTTTGCAAATACTACAACGCCGGCGCGGCCTGTTGTTGCCGTGCGATCCACGAGCCTCGCAACCGTTAGCGCCTTGGTTGCGTCTGGCGCGAGGGCTTGCGCTTCTGCGGTAGTGGCCAATTCAATCAAGCCACGGCGGGTCTCCGTGGCTGTGACCTGCGCGAGTTTTAAAGGGGTGATGATTTTTGTGTCTATTGTTCCCGCTTGGGCTTCGGCGGTTGTGGCAATGGCAAGGACGCCGAGGCGGGTTTCGTTGGCTTGCGCGTAGGAAAAGCCTGCGTCTCCGACAACAACCGTTCCAGCTGGAACATTGGTCATCACAAAATCCAGCGCAAATAGAGCACTGGCTGTGCTGCCCTTGGTGATGATGGCTGTGCTTTGCGAGTATATGGCAAAAAGGACGCTGTTGTTCGTGTATAGACCGATTTCCTTTACCGAGTAGGAGTCTGCGGAATCATCCTGCGCGGTCATGTGGATCGTGCCGGGGACTGGCACGGTGCTACCAGATGGATCGAGGCGCTTGATCTCGGTTTGCAAGGCTATGCGGCTTGCTGTTGGCGTGTAGCCTGCGCTGCCGATGGCTATTTTTGTGAGTGTGACAGGGCCGATGGCACCGCCCACTTGGGCGATGGCGGCGCGGCCTGCGTCGGTGATGATGAATTGAAGGGCCATAAATTAGTAGGTGGCGGCGCAGTCGAGGCGGTCGAATGTGGCCGTGCGACAGATGCCGACCGTGTTCACGCTGCCAACGAATGACTCGATGGTTGAAAGTGTGAAAGAACTGCGCACCGGCTTGATCGCTGCGACGGCTTTCGTGATTGAGTCCTGCACGGAGGCGGGAGTTTGCAGCCAGCCGAGGGCGATGGTGAATGTGTGCGGATCGCCTTTCGGCGTGGTCTGCCACCACTCGGTCAGCTTGAGCGAAATGCCGAAGGAGTTGAGCAATGTTTTGACGGCTGCGACGGTGCCTTTTTTGCGGTGAATCTCGGCGCTGTCCTTGATGAAGTTGCGCTTGGTTGCCGTTGTCCAGTTGGCGTCCCACTCGTCAACCGATGCGGCCCAGGCTAACCACGGGAGGAGGTTTTCGGGGCAGGTGTCGGCGTTCCAGAGCGACCGGATGGGCGTTGAAATTGTCCCAAGGCGGGAGGTGGCGAGCGATAGGGATCGCTCTGGGCTTGTTGCGTTGGGCGGCAGGAGGTCGCGCAGGGTAATATCTGCGGCGATTTCGTCTTCGTTGGCGGGGTCTCCGTAAACGAGATTTGTCCGGTTCGTCCACGCGCCGTTGATGGCCACCTTGGTGTCGAGCAGGTCGCCTGCGGAGCTGTATTCCTGCCGGAGGATATTCCACAGAAGGTCGGTGGTTTTCGCGGCGTTAGGGGCTTGTCCGTAGTAAAAGAAATTCCCGTCTTGGTCGGAAAGGTATTGGTAAATCGACCGGCTCATTTTACTGGCTCAAGCCTCCGTATGTCAGATTGATCGCGGTGCAGAAGGGCGCTTTCGTGTGGTCGCACACAATGTTGGCCGTGGGTGCGGTAAGCGTGACTTTTTGCACTCCGTCCACATGGAGAGCTGCAAAGATGGCGGAAAGGTTGATGTCGTTCCCGACTTTGTGATTCGCCGTTGCGAAGGCTTGGGCGCTGGCTTGGGCTTCCTGCATTACCACTTCGGAGTCGGGACCGGGGAAGGTGAAGATCGTTGCTGTGATCGTGTAGCTTTGAACCGATGCGCCTTGCACGGTCACGGCATCCGTGAGCGGGCGGACAGATTCGGCGTTGAGGGCAAGCGTGACGTTGGAGAGCACGGTTGCCGACGGTGCGCCGTTGCCTGTGAGGCCGAGGACGGTCACGAGGACATTGCCGGGGGAGACGGT